AAAGTAATAAGAGGGGGAAAAGTTAGTTCGAACTAACTCGCACTTTATCACGCTAAAATGGTAAACCAATAAAGTGTTGAAGTAAGACTTGACAAAAAATCTCGTTTGTGCTATACTTATATAAAAAGGGGGTGATTAGGTGGAAATGTCAAGTATCCTTGAAATTATTTCAAGTGTTGGTTTTCCTATTGCTTGTTGTATTGCTATGTTTTTACAGCAAAACAAGATAACCGAAAATCACAAAAACGAAATGTCCGAAATGAAGAGCGCTATTGACAATAACACGGTGGCGTTAACAAAACTTATTGAAAAATTAAAGTAAAGAAAGGATTTTTATTATGACACTTGAACAAATAAGCACAATACTTAATACAAGTATTGTACCCGCAATTATGGGAGCGGACTATACAATCAATCCCGACTTATCGAACATCGTTGACTTCGGCACGAAAATATCCGAGATGACCGCCGACCAGTTTAAAACCTACTTCAACGAATTTTGCGCCGCTGTAAGAACGGTTTCCGATACAAGAGAGTACAGCCCCGAAGAATTACCGCTGTATGTTGACAGTGAGGAATACGGCGGTCTTGTCCAGTCTATAAAATCAGATTTTACTGAAACGAGAAATTCAAATCTCTACTCCCTCGTTGACGGTCAGACTTACAACGATGTAAATAAATACTTTGGTACATCTTTTGATAACAAAATTTTTGAAAAGGACGTTACATGGGGTATGGCAAAATCTATCCCCAACACTATGTGGAAAAAGGCTTTTTTAAATGCTGAAGGTGTATCACAGCTTGTAGCACTCGTTGAAGTGTGGTATCGAAACACAATCCGCAGAAACAGCTCCGCTATGGAACACAATCTGATAAGCGGTCTTATCACAAAAGGCAAGGATATAAATCTTGTTACAATGTACAATGATATGCTTGCAACGGGCAAAATTGCACAGTCCGCAAGTACTGGTACTATTGGTGAAAACGCCACTGCGTGGACAGAAGGCGAACAGGTCGCAGTGACAAGTGACAACTGCATATACAATAAGTATTTTATGCAGTGGGCGAGTGAAACAATTGCAAATATTATTAAGGTCGCCCGCTTTGCGAACAAGAAATATAATGACGGCACTGTATCAACATACACAACGGAAAGCGACAGTATTATGATTTATAATACTATGTTTGCGAACAGAATGAAGGCATTAAACATTGCCGACCCAACAGGCGCAAAAATATATGATACTCCGTTTTGGAATGCACAGACTGATAGTTTGATACCTACAATCAAAAACAGTGCGCACGTTATCTATACCGATGATGGAGCGGAAACAGGCAACAAAAGTAAGGATTATGTTATTGGTGTTTTATATGACCGCTGGGCTGTCGGCTATACTCTCACACCGATTGCTCCCCGTATGGCATACAATGCGGACGGCGATTTTTACACACAGTTTACAGATTTTAACAACCGTTACTGGGTAGACACACGCAACACGGCAATTGTATTTACGCTTAACTAACCTCAAAAATATACCCCGTAATATATTACGGGGTATAATATTATAAGAAAGGAAGTGTTTTATGAAAGCAACTTTTTATAGTTCAACTGCCGAAAAAAATAAACTTGATAAAACAGAATTTTTGACAGGCAAAGCTGTAACAAATATACAGCTAAAAGAAAGCTGTGGAATGCTGACCCCTGTTATAATTATGTCGGCGAATGTCACTGGTAAAAATTACGTTCATATACCTTTATTGGCAAGATATTACTTTATAACAAATATAACAAGGCTTGACAATGACAGAATAGAAGTATCTTGCAAGGTTGATGTTTTAATGTCATTTAAAGATGATATATTAAAACTTAAAGTGATTGCTACACGGTCAAGTGATAAATTTAATTATTATTTGCGTGATAGCGCAATAGCGATACAAGCTAATACGTTTCCGATTGTTCGCAGGCTTTCAAAAGGTCTTTTTCAAAGCAATTTAATCACAGAAAATGATTACACATATGCTTTGACAGTAATAAACAAAAAGAAGGTGTTATAATGGTAAAATGGAACGATATATTAAACGATGATTATAAAATCAAAACTAACAAGGACTACCTTTCCGAATATTTTACTATTGCTGACCGATTTTATAGGAATTTAAGAGCGGCAGGGTTCGTATCCTGCAAAGAAGATTATAGATACGGCAGTATATCCGCTTATAATGTTGGTTATTGTTATGCAGTGGACATTGACAAAGATACACTTCCGAGTTGCAAACCGTATGCCGCAGGAATAGATGGTTTTGGCTTTGAAGCTTTTCCTTTCGGAAAAAGTGACCCGCTTACAGGTTCAGGAAGTTGGAAGTTGTTCGGAAACTTTGTTAATATTTCCAATGCCTTAACAAAAGGTGTTAATCATAATTTAGTAATATATTTGCAGTTGGAAAGTATGGCGGATAACGATATGCAGTATAGACAAAAAGCAATTTCTCCGCCCCTAGTACCCGCAACAGAAGTAACTCACGATATGGGATTTGGTGGTAGTTACGAAAACACTTTAAACGATGATAAATTTGAAAATTATTATCGTGTTACTGCAATAACTTACTATATCAATGATAATGATGGAAATTACAATGAATTAAATCCTAGGGAAATTTATAATGCAGATAGCGGATATTATACAAGCGTTGTTGTCCCTTTTTATTTGAACGGTTGGAAAGATAGCAGTACGTCCGAGTATGAAACAAAGGTGGCTTGTGTCGGAATATCTTTGGATAATTTGCTAGGAATTTATGCAAGTATTAAAACAAGCGATTATTATAATTATCGAGAACACGTTAATTACACCAATGGTATTAATGCCGACATATATGGATATGAAAATTTATCCTATTATGAGAATCCAACAGGGCAGCTATTTGGAAATTTAAATGAGGTTATAGGAAATACAAGATTAAGAAAAACAGTATATTTTACCAAAGAAACATTAACAAAAATATTAAATGACATAGGAATACCATACACTTTTAACATAAATGAAGCCCTAAACAATAACACTTCTAATTTTACGAATTATAAACCGAGCGGAAAACCCGAAAATCCCATATATCCACCATCGGGCGATGGCGATAATAGCTCAGATGATTTTGAGATTATTACACCTACATACAGCCCGTATGACAGCTACACAACAACATACCTTTGCCGCAAAGCGGATATAAATAATTTGTCGAATTATATGTGGAGCGATGATTTTATAAATCAAGTAATCAGACTTTTTGAGAACCCGTCTGAGCTTATAACAAACAATATATTTTTTCCGTATTCGCTTACGGAAAATCAAACTTTACCTGAACCCGAACAAATCACAATAGGCAATGTAAATGCTCCGACAAATACAACTGGCATACCCTTAACGGCTTTATATAATCGCAGGCGCACAACTGACCCTTACGTTTATACCTCTTACTTTGGGTCATTTTTAGACTATGAGCCTTACAGCCACTATCTTTTATATCTGCCTTATATAGGCTTTGTAAAGATAGACGGAAACGATGTTATAAAACACGCTTTACGGGTGGAGTATGTTAGCGAGTTAGAAACAGGAAATTGCACCGCTTATATTTACAGCGATACCCGATTAGTTGCACAGTATAACGGGGAGCTTGGAACACCTATAGGACTATCAAATACAAATCAAATACTTAAAAACTTAAAACTAACAGGTGCAACCGTTCAGGTTGCTTCGGGCATTGCGGGTGCAATTGCAAGTAAAGGCGCAGGCGGAACAAGCGCAATATCAAGCGGTATTAGTGACTTTATTTCGTCATTTGCGGAACAAACAATTCACGCAGGCGATAAAGTCGGCGGTTTAAATAGTTTGTATTCGCCGCAAGATGTTTATTTAGTTGTTTTTCATGCAATTCCTGCTGAAGCGACAGGCACAACGGAAATCTTTGGCAAATCAGCAAGCTACGGCGGAACGGTCGCAGATTTTAGCGGCTTTTTACAGTGTTCTGCTGTTGACGGATACACAAAAGGAACAGACGATGAAAATAATGAAATTTTTGAATTATTGAGAGGTGGCATATATGTTTAATAATAGCATTTTTGGCGGAACGTATGCAATAGATGATAATATAGATATATCAGTTATGCGTACAAGGCAGTATTTTGACTATTTAATAAAATATTGTTTTAATCGTTTTAAGTGGGATTTACCCGAAAAAAGCAGAATGCCGTATTTTTTGCCTGAATACCTTTTATCAATATTCGGACACTATGCAATATTTTATTCCAAAGATATTCCCAATGAAATAGTTTTTGTAACTGGTGGTTTTACGGGTAAAATAAATAGTTGGGGAATGTATACGGGCTATATAGGAATGACTCCGAACGGTGAAACCTACGAAGGCACAATAGGCGAAGATTGTGTTGTTATCGGTAATAACTCACTTTACAGACCTGATAAACAGATAGTTTGCAGATTTGCACATTTGTTAAACGAAATAGATAAGTCTTTAGACTTAAATATTTATAATACTCGATTAACAAAGGGTTTTATTGCCGACAATGATAAAGATAAAATGGCAATTGAAACAGCATATAAAGCAGTCGGTGACGGAAAGCCGTTTGTCGCTGTCGCTCCTACGCATAGACCTATGACGGACGTACTAGACACTACGCAAGACGGGCTTTATACTCCTTTTGATTTTACTACAGTAAAAGATGCTGATAAACTGCAATACTTATCCCGCCTTTATGATGACATAATCGGCAGATTTTTAGCGATGTACGGCATTGACACAGGCAACGTTAATAAGGGTTCGCAGATTTTGGAAAATGAAATTTCCCGACTTGCAGAAGCTAGTGCTGTGCCGATAGAGGACGCATACCTCGCAAGAAAATACGGAATAGAGCAGTATAAAAAAGTTTTTAACCGTGACGATATTAAAATAACACGCTCTCCGCTTTATGGCTGTGATACGGCAATTAATGAAATCACTGAGGAAAGCAACGAGGGCGGAGAAATCAAAACCGAGGAAGGAGAAAATGAAAATGGCTAACTTGCTTAACTATACAGGCGAAAAAAGCCCCATCACTATAGGAGATATGCAGATTTCAGACTCCCTCGGAACAAAACTGCTTGCCACTAGTTTAACTTTCGCAGACGCTTCCGTTTTTGCCAGTGGTAATGATTTGTGTATGTTTTTTGGTGATTATACTAAGTCCACCTATGTATATAATCAGGGAAGTATATCACCAAGCAGTGATTTTATAACAACATTAAATAGATATTGGGATATAAGAAAAGTGGAATATGAAAAAATTAAAAATGCTATTATGGCAGAATATAACCCCATTAATAATTACAGTATGGAAGAAAGACACACAGGAACGGACACAACCGAAAGCAAGAACAGCGGAACAGACACAACAACAGACACGCACACAGGAACGGACACACTTGCAAAAACTGGCAATGTTGAAAACGCAAAAGGCACAACACAGACAAACACGGCAGGCATAACAGCGACAACAACAAATGCGGCAGCGGAAATTACTAGCGTTAATCAAGTATCTGCATATGATAGCAATGATTTTACAAATCACGATAAAAACACAACATCGACCCCTGAAACAACGCAGACGGTTGCAAATAGCGGAGCGGATACAATCGCTTACAGCGGTAAAGATACAATAACAAACAATTTAACCGATACAACAACATATAACACAACTCAAGTAAGCAGTGTAAAATACGGACACAACACAGACAATACTACTACATACGATACACTGTTAACCCGTGTAGGTAACATCGGTGTTACCACTTCGCAACAAATGATAGAAAGCGAATATATTTTGAGATTAAAACATTCGCTTATCGAATTATTCTTAACCGAATTTATAAGAAATTATTGTTTTTAAGAAAGGAAAATTATTATGTTTAAAAATCATGTTATAGGTGCAAGAGATGAATTTATATCAGCCGACTATAAAACGAGAAATCCCGATTACCCTACGCACAACGGAATTGACCTTGTAAGCTCCTCGGGTAAAGATTTATCAATCATTGCCATAGAGGGAGGAACGGTTGTAACAGCAGTTGACGGAATTGCGGGTCACGATGAATACAACACTTGCGGTAATTTTGTAAAAATCCGTCACGCTGACGGCAAGTTTACTAGGTATCTGCATATGCTTAAGGATAGTGTTTGCGTAAAGGTCGGCGAAAAGGTCAAAAAGGGCGCAAAGCTAGGAATGATGGGAAACACTGGGTACAGCTTTGGAAAGCACTTGCATTTTGATGTGTCAGACGGAACAGCTTTCGAAGACCCGTTGCCTTATCTTAAGGGCGATAAAAACTTCAATGTTCCACGTGGAACAGATTTTAAAAAGGGCGAAAAAGTAATGCTTAACAACGGCGCAAAATTTTCAGATGGTAGTACTCCTTTTGATTATGTATATACTACTGTGTATACTATATTAAATATAAGTAATGACAAAACAGAAGTTTTAATCGGAATTGACAATGCCCCGACAGGCTGGGTATACGCAAAAGACCTCACAAAAATAAATGATACTCCAGACGTTAAAGTCGGCGATACAATCAAAATCAACGGGAATATATGGGGTGTTGTAATCGGAATTAATGCAAAGGGCGATATAATAAAAGGCGAAAAGTTATGACAGATAAAGAATACAAAGAAGCGATAAAGCTATACAAGTCTTTGCACTGCCCGTCAGACACTTTAAACATAATTGGTGATATTTTGCCGTATGAAAAAGCGTGGAATATGATTCTTTCCCCCCGCTCAAGGGGAAAGACCACTAATCTTATTTTATGGGGTATGTGTTTAAATGCGACTTGCGGTACACAAATACAATATATCCGTCAAAGAGATAGTCAGTTAGTACCTAAACTATGTGGTAAATTATGCGATGTTATAAATATGCCAAAGTACAAATACATTGAAAAAATAACAAATGGCAGATATAATAATGTATGGTATTACGGAAGAAAATGGTATTATCGCCTAATTGATGAAAACGGAGAAGTTATAGAAAAATCCGAAACACCTTTTATGTCTTGCATAGCTGTAGACCAAAACCAAAACTTAAAATCGGTGTACAATGCGCCTAACGGAGATTTTATAATCTTTGACGAGTTTTTAACAAAAAATGGATATTTGCCTGACGAATTTGTACTTTTAAATGACTTACTGAGTACAATAATCCGACAACGTGATACAGCTAGTATATATCTTGTAGGTAACTTAATAGACAAATATAGTATATATTTTGACGAATTATACCTAACAGATATTATACAGGAAATAACATGGGGCGAGCACAGAAACGTAAATTGCGGCGGTACTGAGCTACACCTATTTACATTGCCACTTGATATGACAGCAAAGCGGCAGAAAGTAAATAAAAAATATTTTGGTTGGAATAACCAAATGTTAACAAGTATAACGGGCAATAAAGGCTTGTGGCAAATGAAGCAATATCCGAAACCGCCTAAAGGAGATTTTGAAGTTATTGACAAGGCATATATCTATAAAAACGGAAAGTATTGCGCAAGAGAGATTCGCAAAGACGAAACGAATCACTTATATATTATGATATATAGTGATACTTACGGATACAATCCTGACAGGCATATATTATATACGTTAAATAGCAAGGTGGGATATAATAAAAAAATCCGCTTTGGGTTTGGCTTTACCTATACAGACGATTGCGTAAAGCGTTTAATTTTAGCCAAAAGGATATTTTTTGCAGATAATTCTTGCGGCGCTTTCCTTGACAGCTATATAAAAGATATTTCAACCTATAAATAAATGTTCCACGAGGAACAAAAGAAGAGCGGTCATTTGCCGCTCTTTTCGTTTATCTTTATTATAATGTATGCGCAGACGGTATATATTATACAAGTCAAAATAACTAACATTTAAGCATTTTCCTTTCGTAAATGCAGTTTAAAAAAGCCTTTTCAACGGTCATTGTAAACGGAACAGAATATATATAGCAACCGCCTAGAGTGTGCATTTCTTGACCGTTAATAATTGCTGTGCTTTCTCCGTGGTAAGTGTGCGCATTTTTACCGCTGACAAAAAATGACATTTCGGGCTTAAAATTATCGTAAAGTGCATTCTCCCCGTTTTCCTTTACATAATCTTTAATTGTCTTCTTCGGCATTCCCGCAATCACTGCTTTTGTTTTATCATCAACTGTATAAATGTATCTTTTCGCCCCCCACGTTTTAAATTTATTATATGTTTCTTCAAGGTCAAATAATCCCAAATCTTTATATATCTCAAAATCTAACTTTAATTCATTGCAGATTTTTTTATTCAAATTTAATGTCTTTTCGTTATATTCGTTAAATATAGTATTGCAACCTTTTAACACTTTGATACTGTCAGTATCACTATATAATGCTTTTTCTTTGCACTTGTATATATTACTTAATATTATATATCTGCAATAAGCAGTAATATAAATTCCCCAGTAGGGAGAAAGTATTTGATTTTTTATAACCTTTTCGTAAGTATCCCCTTGTTCCTCTATCCATTCCCCATTTTTAAAGGTAATTTCTTCCAAATTTAAGCGTGAAACACACATTCCATAACACGAATTTAATTTTCCTTTGCTTTCAAAATAATTCTGCATCCATATATCTGTATCTTCTTTATTTTCTTTTAAATACTTTTTGTTTTTATAAAATTCCGCAACGGAATTAATTAAGTAAAAAGGTAATTTCTTTTTTACTGCTGTTTTCATCCCTTGTATTTCCATTTTATCCCATTTGTAAAACATTTCGTAAATTTTATAATCAAGCTCCGTAAGCATTACCGTTATTTCCGTTGCAAATGCAAGCCGACCATTTTCAAACAATGCGTTTTTCATATTCATTATTTTGTGTTTACTTTCTATAACGTGATGTTCTTTAGCGGTAATATTATAAAATGTATATATTGCTATCGTTGACACATTCTCGTTTTTTATTCTTTTATCCCACAATTTAATATCTTCCTCTTCATATTCCGTCATTGGGAATTTATACTGTAGCATTATTGACGGATAAGCACTTGTTAAATCATAACTATCAATATTCGTCAAAATATCGCCACAGATGGCGGTCTGAGCGTGTGTAAATCCGCCACGAAATAACCACTTCATAGTAAAATTATAAGAAGCTACATCTTTCGGATAAAGTTTCGAAACATCTTTTTTTATACAGTATAACCGCTTGCTAGGTATTTGCTCCTTTATATACTGTCTTACAATTCCTGTCGATGTAAAAGGTATTCGCTTGTTTTGCCTTGTGTACTTGTTATGTATGTAATCGGCATATTCCGATAATATAACAACATCATTTATACAGTATTGTAATTCTTTATCTGTTAATTCTGTTAAATGATTTCGTTCTATATTATAATCAAGGTCGCCGACTAGCTTTTTTGTTTTACAAAAATTATCAGCAAGCGTTGCAAGCGATACTCCCGATAAAGCCGCAGAATCCCTAAAAATAAAGCCGTTTGTTAGCTGTACTTCTAGCGGTTGATATTTCGCTTTTGCGAATACCTTTTTTAATAATCCTTTGCATTCAAGGTAAGGAAGTAAGAAAGACATTTCGAAACCCAAATTATGAACGAATATTATAATATTTGCCTTTGAAAACATTCGAGGAAGTTTTAAAAATTCAAGCAGATTAAAAAAATCTTCCCATGTTCTTCCGATAATAACCGTTCCGTTTATAGAAAATTGCCAAATGTAAATAAAAGCGGTTTTTGTTTCTGCGTGGTTTGTTGTTTCTACGTCAAAGCCACAACATAAATCATAGCACTTGTAAGCATTTTCACCTCTGCCTATTTGATAAATTTCGGGCGGTATAATATTTTTGTTTACTATACAATTCCAACCTTTATTATTATCATAGATTCGCATTAAAAAGGCAATCCTTTCTTTCCTTGCTTATAATCGGCAAGTTGTTTCAAAGCGTCTTCACGCTGTGCTTGTTGACGTTTTTCAAATTCTTCGTCCAGTTCTTCTATGTAATTTTTTTCTTCAAGCTCCGCCTGATTTGCTACCGTGTTTATCTTTTTGACTATATCGTCAAGCTCGGATAATTCTTCTTTTTTCTTTCCTTTTCTTTTCTCAACAAATTCTTCTAAAATTCCACTGTAGCGGGGGTCATTTTGAACTCTGTACAAAATATCAAGATTAGAGGTAAGATTATTCCACGCTTTCGCCCCCCTGTGTTCTTCTTCGATTTCGGCTTGCGTGACATCTTTCAAGGGCTTATTTTCTCTTGCGCTGATTTTCTTTTTATATTCAAATTTTATATCGCCTTTTGTTTTTGTTTTTTGATTTGCAAGGCTCTTTTTAAGGGCGGTCACCTTTTGCCTGTTTTCTTTTGTGTTTGCTATCGCAAAAGTGCCTTGCGGAGCGGTTTTAGTAATTTTAAAATCATAGTTGATACCCGCACTATCAAGTGCTTTCTTATATGCGGCTACCTCGTTACTGTCAAACCCCATATAACCAGCAACCTCCGCAAGTCGCTGATTTATCTTTTTTATGTACTTTTGCGCTTCTTTTTGTGCGTTTGTCATATAAAATACCTCTTTTTAAAAATTAAGGGACGGCGCAAAACCGTCCCTTGATTGAAACAAAATTACTTGATGTAAAGGGAAAGGAACGTTCTGCCACTCTTGCTTTCTCTGTGTAGTACCTCAACTTCCAGTGTACCTAACTCGTCTATGAGGTCAACGAGCTTGTTTACTGTGCTTAACACTGTTGCAGACACCGAGCCGTAAACGCCCTCTGTGGTAAAGAGATATGCGACCTCTTTTTCCTCTCCTGTTTCCGTGTCTATCACGGTATCAGTTGCAACACCTGTAACGGTAAGGTCGGTAGCCTTTTCAAGCGACATCGAGCTTGAAGAAGCGTTGAAAAGGTCTTTTGCTGTGAGATTTGTTGTTTTTGTCATAATAAAACTCCTATGTTCCATGTGGAACATTGCTATTTGTCGGATAGCTCCGTATTTATACCCTGTCGGGTTGGGGTGCGGCTGTTAAAAGGACAACCGCTCAGAACCTTAAAAAATATACTCGAATGTTGCGCCTGTTGAGATTTTGAGTATCTTTACTTTTTTAGTATACTCACCGCACTCAAACCTTGCGGCGATTTCCATCGCCGAAGAAAAACAGTCCGTAAAAGCGGGGATAACGTTCCCGTTTCGCTTTTCGCACGTTACCAAATATCCGAGGTTTGCGCTTCCTTTTTCCATTTTCATTTGTTACACCTCCTTGCATTCGTTTATTCGAGCAATTAATTTTGTTAAGGACGTCACAAAATTTGTTGCGCAAGCACTGCTAAGTGTGACATTTGTGCTTGCTTTTTGCAGATACTCAAGGTCTTTTGCCGTGTTCGTGATATGCTTTGTCAACTCTGATATGATGTAATTAACGTTAATCTGTACATTTTCCATGTCAATATTAACATTTTTCATTGCATTGTCCTGTGCTTCATAAAGTCTGTAGTTTTTCATGTTAAACCTCTTCCTGTCATTTTGTTTTGAGGTGTTACCTCTCGTTTCATTGTCTATATATTACACCTTTTATATGTAATCTGTATGATAGTTTTGTGTTAATTATGTGAAATTTGTTTTACCTCCTTTTTAAGTCGGTCAAGCACAACTTGTCCGTTTACCCCTGTCATTTTCTCAAAATACGAGGATTTTAAAAACCTCGCTACCTCGGAGCGCATATTAGGTTCATTGCGGTAGTCATTAACCGCTTGATTGATTACGGCAATCCATAGTTGTGTATAACCTCCGTTGGTTTTTATCGGACTTTTCTTAAGTGGTCTAATTTTAATCAGCTCCTTTACCTCTCTTTCATTGACTATATTGTACCAAACCCGTATGAAAACTATTTGATAGTTTTGTGAAAATTATGTGAAATATTAACTTACCACTTTACCACTTTATCACTTTATCACTTTACCACTTTAGCACTTTAGCACTTTAGCGTGATAAAGTGCGAGTTAGTTTCAACTAACTTTTCCCCCTCTTATTACTTT